TCTACGCAAGTGAGATACCAGTATCATACCACAGCCTGTCTCTTCTACCATAGTTCTGAGGCGATGCATGATGCCGTCAATAGCTTTACGCTCATCGTTTTCTAATGTAGATAAAACTAACATGTGAAGGTGATCAACTACAATCCATTTACAATCTAGACCGATGATCATATAGCGTAGCTTACTGAAGATGTCTTCTAGGTTATTAACACCGTGATGTGCATGAATCCAAACACGACCATCGTTGTCACCCATAAAAACTTTCTTAAAGCAATCGTCTAACTGGTCGTCTGTGTATTGAGCCTTGACACTATCAAGGTGAAGCTTAGCGTTAGCCTCTACTGCCATGATACCTTCAGCAGTACGTGACCAGTTCTCCTCCAGTGCTACAACACCTACGTTATCTTCTGTATTATTAATCAACCAGTGTTCAATCTCTCTGGTTACTGAGGACTTACCCAAGCCTGTTCCACCTGTAAGGGTGACTAACTCACCTGCTCTCATACCTTCTAGCTTAGTATTAAGACCACGCCACGGGTAAGGTATAGCTGTTTTCTTTTCTAGTCTTAGCTGTTGATAGGCTTCAAACTGATCAGATAGATTTAATACACCAGAAGGCGTATAGACTTTAGCATCCCAAAAAGAACTGACGTATGCGGCGTGTCTACCTTGACGCAACATATCGTTAGCGTCTTTGTAGTCCACAGGCAACGTCATTATCTTAGCTTTCTTAGGTGTTAGTAGCTTTGCAATTGCTTGAGCGGCATCCTTGCCCACCTTGTCGTTGTCAAAGTTAATGACAACAGAATCAAATGACTCAAGGTACTCAAGACTATGCTTAACATCAGCAACGCCTCCTTGCGCTCCTGATTTTATAGATACGACAGGCCACTTACTACCCATAAGTTCGTAAGCGGCCATTGCATCGCACTCGCCTTCTGTTAATGTTATAAACTTACCACCCGCTTTGAATAGATTCTCTCCAAACAAGCCAACTTCTTTTGAGCTTCCTGCCCAAGAAAAGTTTTTATTCTGCATACGAATTTTAGTTCCTGCTAACTCGTGTCCATTGTAATACGGGTAATAATGCTTATCAATCTTACCGTTAACTGTAGTTGATCTAACACCGAACTTCTTAGCTGTAGCTAAGCTTATCTTGCGGTCAGTCAGTTCGTTAAAAGAAGCGGTAGGGTTGGGTGAAGAGGAGACTCTTGAACTATTCTCCATCGGGGTCTTCCTTTGATACCCTTTTAAATCCTTTGCGGTATCTGGTTGGTGTACTTCCGCTGTACTATAACTATGAAAATATTTCCTACAAACAAAACAGTAGGCCGACCCATCTGAATTGATGGAAGCCCCGTCAGTAGACCCACATGAATCATCCTGACAGGGTTGGTGCAGTTTAACGAAAGCCATTCGGCTTACTCCTCGGTGGTTTCTACTTCCTCTGTAGACAATGCCTCTTCCGTGAGGTGGTTAGATTTAAGATCAGTCATCAATGCAACTGTCGCGGCTTGCATCAACCCCACAGTCATTGAAGCTTCTCTAAGGTTTTTATTTGCTTCTACTAGGTGGTTTAGAACTGCCCTACCCTCGTCTGAGAGTAGGTCTGATTCATATTCCACGCCATCCACTGTTACTGTAGTCATTACAACTCGTCCTCCATTTCACTATCAAGTGCATCAAACTCCGCTCCGTCTGCTGATCCAACTTCTATTAAGCTGAGAACCTGCATAGCTTGAAAGTCTAACCCGTAAAAGGTCTTGCCTTTCCATTCCGATTGCCATTCTTTATACTGAACTTTAACTTCAGAACCGTTACCTATTCTAGCATCTAATGGATTTTTATATGCGTCCACTAATCGTGGAGCAGGTCGTATCATACCATTAGGGCCATTCACTTTGCGTTTGATTACAATCGCAGGGCCTTCATCCATCTCCTTAATACTAAATCCTCGTGATTTAAAATCTTCAGCAGTAACCTCATCAACAACTAGATTAACAGAATACACTGGTTCAAAAGTTGTGTTGGGTGTAGTTGCTGATACCCAGTAAGCTGTACCTTGTAATATTGCCATGTCGCTTTTCCTTTTATTGGTTTTAAAATTGAATGTGGATTGTACCACGGGTAAATAAAATATGCAAACTATTTTTTAAACGCTGTCTGCATTAGCGTATCGTACTCAGTACTATCAATTATAAATTGTATTACAGTTTGCTCCTTAACATTGTACATAGCACACGCCCTGCTTAATGGAACCTTACCATCGACTACATCTGTCGCGGCTCTAGCTGTTGCAATTGCGGCGGGGCTTGGGCTACCTGATATGCTTTCTGCAAACATTATTTCTTCTCCTCGTCTATCATAAGTTCTGAAATGTATAGCAACTTAATTGCAACTGCCAGTGTTATAGTACCTACAAATAATAAAACAATATTATATATCATATAAACCTCACTTTAATAATAGAAAAACAACTGCAAAAAAGTATGCAATTGAACATAGGAGTAAGAACCTAATCACTCTTACAATTGCTACAGGCTTAGGATCTTGCTCCATTACATTATTCTTTATCCATCTCAGAAACCCAAGGCCAGTGTCGCTCAGAAAGTTTACTGCTTTTATCATCATCTTCTTTTAACTCCTCTCTATTGTATTTAAAGATAGCATCAAAGTTACTGTTGTATTTCTTTGCGTCTACCTTCCGCTGTCTATCACCTTTACCGCCATGTGTTGAATCACCCATTTTAATCCTCCAACAAAAATACCTGACCAAAAGTTATGACACAAAAGGGTAGGCAGATAACCGTACCCTCAAACTGTGCCGCCTCATATATATCAGAATCATTTAACACGACCCATACTGCACGACTATCTGTAAACTCTAAGTCTAAACCTACGCCATTACGCAGGTTAAGACTTAAATTATATTTACCAAAAGTTTTTGTCATACTATGCCGCCTTCATAAAGTTATTATATCTAACAGCCTCACGAACTACCTGCTGTCTGTCGTTATTAATTGATGCAATGTTTACTCTGCTTGATGGCCGTGAAGCATCAGCATGAGTTGACCAATCAGTCATGGCATTGTACACCCCCCAGTAGTTTTTTCCAAGGCGTTTAGAATATACACTGGAGTATACATTCCACATATATTCTAAACTTGTGTTACGTCTAGCCATATCAGCCATAACATATTCAGGAACAGAGTTGCCCTCTGCAAGAAGCTTTAAAGCTGCAGTACATTTAAGTGCAGTAGCAAAGAAACTAAAGGCCGCATAATCACTGCACTCTGTACCGTGCCACTGTTGCCACAGTTCACGCTCAGTGTTAAAGGTCTGCAAACATTTAGTAACTACCCTGCCACCTAACTCAATATCTAAAGACTGAGTGTGTTTAGATTTATACACTGCGACCTCACCACTCACAAAGACTTGAAGATTAGTACAAGCAAACTGAGTTGCGGCGGCACTAATCATGTACGGCCAAGTCCCATCGAAAGATGATATAGATAGTAGGCTCAAAGATGCACTGTCACCATCACTGGTTTTGTATGTATGCTCTGGCAACTTGTATTGAACAAAAGTTCTTGCTCCATTGTGAGATGTCCTGATTGTCTCTTGCATGTTATCGGTACATAAGTCAGAACGCTCAATGATGTTACGAGTAACGTCTATCATGTGTTTAGGTGCTACTGCCTTGTAGCCTTGACCATGAATACCTAGCTCTTCACATGTATCAGTACGGTAGATAACATTCTTGGTACTCTCATAAGCATCAAGATAAACCAAAGGTGCAGTTCCTATATCAAAATCAGCTTGACCATAACCTCTATTGCGGATTGTTGTAAGGGCTGAATTGTTTGTAAACATCGGTGTAATATTATTCATTTTGTTTCTCCAATTGTAAAATTAAATACGAAAGTGCTTGACAACAGTTTTTAAACTGTTAAAATCTATAAAGTTCTTCTAAAATAACTATTAGATATATCTATAAGTATCTTATACAAACTTTAAAGAATGTATACAAACTATAAAACTTTAAAGTAAATAAATAAGAATCAATCCTTATCTGTATAAATTTCATAGTGTGTGTCAATAACTGCACGGGTTTCTACGGGGTAAGTGTTTCTAGACTTTGCATATCTTATAGCATCTTCTGGACTAGAAGCAGGAACTAATATAAGACTACCTACAACTTCAGACACCATAACTTTATAAGTCTGTATTGGTTGTTCAGTATCTATTAGCATGGTGTATCTCCTACCTCTGATTGTAATTCCTTATGCAAGTTGTTAAGCCTTCTATACTCCTTGCTTAGAACCATTGACCCTCGATCACTTAGCTCAACGCAGTTTAAATCGTCAAGGATCTGTTCTAAGGCCGAAGAGACTAATTCAAATAAAGTTTCATTATCTTTCATCTTGTATACTCCTTATAGTTTGGATCAATTGTTGTTAGTTGCTGTCGCAACCAGTGCATTGATAGCTGTTCACATCTTCCTTCTAAGTTGCTATCAGGCTTAGAATATTTAAGGGCTAAGAAGTTATTGTTTACTTCTACATGCCTGAACCTTGCCATCCTACTGCATAAAGTTTTTAACCCTACCTCTGCAACTTCAGAGTATTCTTTCAGGCTATAGTAAGCACCAGTATGTAGATCAGAGTGTTCGCCATTAAACTTAAATGTTTTTATGTTCATTGTTCTCTCTCCTGTTTTAATTTAATGTCAGTAGCACAGTCCGCTTCCAAGACTAACGGTTTACATAACTCCTTGCACCATTGCTTGAGCGTTAACCTTGTATTCATCCAAGATTTCCACATCTGTTTTTCGTCCATAGTATCTATTAATCTAGCCATTGCTCTCTCCCACATAAGTTATTATATAAAATATACCACCGCGCTGTCCAATTTTATGTGCATCTTCTAGAGTTGAGGCGTACTGAGTACACCCCATTTCTTCCCAATCAATTGCCCACATGTTATCTCTCCACTGTTACTTTGAAATCAATTGCATCTATCTCAGATTTGACAGCATCTATGATCTGGCTCTCTAAATCTATATCATTTACAGCTATGTCAACCATCTCATCTGCATCACAGGTATCAATCTTATCTTCCAGACTGCTTTCAACATCATCTAACCTAGAGTCCATGTCATCTATCCTCATGCTTAGTTCTGTAACCGTTGACTCTTCGCCATCAGACTCAGGACTAGGGCTGTTTAGATAAAGCTGTAATCTGCGTTCAAGCTCTGCTACTTGCTCATGCAGTACATCTAGTTTCTGCTCATTAGCATCAAACTGAGCTTCATGCTCTGCCACTCGACTAGCTTTCCATACTCTATCATCAATCCATTCTTCTACTGCGGTTATTAAAGTTTTCATTTGTAACTCCTAGTTATATTAGTTTTAGAAAATCTTACTATCCAACATTTAGCACAGTAATAACTGCTTCGTACTATTACATCTGCATTTTTACCACATTTACATTTTGTCATTTTTACTCTCCTGTTAAATAATTATAATGAACCTCACTAACATGATTACCATCATGCCATTTTTTAGAAGTGGTTGATATATGATTACACCAACTGTTCCAAAGATTTTCAGTGCCGTATTCATGGCACAATTTTACGTAGCCCTCTACTTTAGAAACATTGTTTGCTAACCCTTTAGCTGATGTAAGTTTCTTATCAACAATAAAATCTTTAGGGTTGAGGCCATACATTTTAATGTTGTGGCTGTCCATACAACCAACTAAACCGCCTATTAACTGGCAACAAAACCCTGCTTTAGCTGTATTTAAACCGGGAATTCTAAGGAAAATCTTCATAAGTGACATAGCTTTATCGTGATCTGAAGATTTACCATGCAACACAGCTAATACTTGAGCATGAATCTTATGCTGATGAACCATTACATAATTATAAGTGTGAAGCTTGCTGTCTTTCCAAAGAAACTTAGACTTAGATTTGTTTTTAACAACGTCCAATAACTGAACACCAATACTAAGCCAGTTCTGTTGAATGCTTAGCGATACCATCATAACTACAAGCATTAAGTTATATGCTGATCGCTGTGCAAAACGCTGACAGTTTATACCGTGAGTTTTATACATAATCTCTCTCCAATTTATTTAAGTAATGCCCGTTTTGGCACGGTGGGCTAAGCCGCTACTTAGGATGTTTAACACCCTTGCCGTTTAGGATACCTTTATAATAATACCGTCTCGCATTGTAACCTCGGCGAAAAACTCTCGACCTCGCCCTGTAATATGAGGTCTTTGAGCGCCAACCATGTTACCGTTGGACACATACTCAGCACCAAAAAGGCTAGTCTCTATAAAATTGAGCCTATTACCAACATTTGCTTTAAGTTCTTTCTTGCTTAGATAATCAAATATAATCATTGTAATTTCCTCTGTTTATTAAAGTGAATCTCGGTGACACGGCAACCATCTTCGGGGTTGGCTCGGCAACTGTCAAATTCTTTGGGTGACTGATCTGCCACTTCTGGTCACGAAATCGCTACAGCCCAGTGGTGCTGTGGGTTTCAGCCGATCAGTTTTTTTTTTGCTACGGACTCTGGATTAGTAAGGGAATAAATCCTTAGAAGGACTTCGACTCTCGTATAAGACCATAAAAATCCTTATAAG